CTTGCCGGCTCATGAAGCATTTACTGCTTCTCTTGCGTACAGCACACACACAAACACAACACAACTTGCATACTTTCAAATGCAAGGCGGCATGTCCGAAGCGCAGAAGTTGCGCGATATCGTGCGCTCTAAAGACCCGATGGATGAACTGTGCAAGAATAAGCTCATTACACCGGAAGCGTGCGACTGGGTCAAGTCCGCCCTCGATCCTTTCCACGATCTTCAGCTTGAACACCTCCGGGGATACCCAGACGTGGCAACTGAGCCAACGGTGGTGGTCAAGATCCGCCAAGCGGTGAGCGTCTCAAAGCCTCCGGGCTTGGGTGCAGGCGATACGTGGGACTGTCACATTGTGACGTCGCCTATCGACTTCTCCCCGTGTGAGATTGGCGCAACCAGGGCCGCCAGGGTGTCCCCCTTCGGCGACTTTGAACGTCCCACTACCGCCTACGGTACTGCCGGCGTCATTGACGGCAGATACGGCGGGCCGCTAGCGCGCATGGATGGACTTCTCATCAATAGCGTCCCTTCCACATCTTCTGGGGGCGCGAACATGACGTACACCCCAGCGCATTGCCCTGCTGAAGCAGCAGCCGGATACGAGCTTCAGCAGATCAACATGGACGACTATCTCGATTTTGAGTCCACAGACCTCGGTGTTTACCGTCTTCTGTACTCAGGGTTCGAGGTGGTCAACACCACCGCACAGATTTACAAACAGGGCGCGGTGACTGTTTACGAGTACGGGAACAGCTTTGAGGCTGGCGCGTCGATGCCGCGCCAGCTGGCAGGATCGTCAGATCCGCTGATGCCAATTTCTCAGCCAACCACATACTTTCGTTGTCCACCAAACACGCTTGCCGAGGCCAAGATCATGCCCGGCTCGCACTCTTGGGCTGCACAAGATGGCACGTACAACACCGCCAAATTTCAGTCCGAGAACAAATTTCAGGCCATGACCCGTCGCCCATGGGCAATGTGCCAGAACAATCCGACCGCACCCACTGGGGGCGGTTACCTGGAAGACACGCACGGTTCCTTCATCTCCGACCTGTCTCTGGCTGGGCGCAACGACACTTCCGCTGGCAGCACGGGCGAGCCGGGGCTCTTCGGAGGCCCGATGCACTTTTCCCAAATGAACACCACAGGCGCGTACTTCACAGGCCTGTCAGAGCAGACTACGTTGTTTGTCACCTGGCGGGTTGCAATTGAGCGTCTTCCATCGGCGAACAAGCCAGCGTTTCTTGCGCTCGCTCAGCCGTCAGCAACCTATGACCCGAATGCTTTGGTCTTGTACAATATGGTTGCCAACGTGCTCCCGCCCGGTTGCCCACAAGGTTACAATGACATGGGCAAGTGGTTCCGCTGGATCTCTGACGCAGCTCAGAAATCGATTCCGGCGGTGTATCCGATCGTACGCACTGCTGCGCTACTCGCGAACAGCATGGGACGTCCCATGCTGGGAGCCGGTCTGAACGGCCTCATGCAGGTCATGAAACCGGTCGCCGAGAAGCAGGCCGCGAACCGTTTGCAGCAGGCAGTTCGGAACAAGCAACAGGCCAATCGCGGCAAAGCCGAGAACAATTGGTCAAAGCCGACCCAAAAGGGTGTCCGCTCCGGCGGCACTAACGGCTTGCGTTGAATGCGGTTTTAAATAACCAAGGTAGTCACTGCGCAATGAGCGTAAACAGGGTAAGTTACCCGAAACAGCAGCTCCCCATTAGTTTGGGTAAGCGGCCTAGTTCCACCTCGTGGACGATGGCCAAAGAGCAGCATATGGACTAGCAGTCGGCAAACTGCAACATCCAGTAAAAGTCCCTAAAGCACAGCCATGTGCACTTTGGGCGCTCCACACAATCCGAAACGACGAGGGCACAATGGGAGGCAGACATGTCTCCCATATTCGTCGATATAGGCCTCCTTCGGAGGGTGC